ACACACGAGTTTAAAGAAGGTCAAGAAATTTTAATTGAAAATCTTCCTACTTCAAGTCCCGATTTATCAGAATTAAATGGTAAGCAAAGAATTTATAAAGTATTAGAAGATGCTGATGGTCGCTGCAGAAGATTTGTAATTCCTAAGAAGATGCCAGCGATCACAGATGCTAATCTGGATCCTGGTCAGTTTGCAACTGTTAAGAGTTTTTCAAAAGTAGTTACATTATCTCTACTCAACTCTCCAAACAGTTTCCCCTTATCATCTCCAATAAGTAGAAGATTTCAAGATGCATGTATTTTACTACGTAACAACAGAGAATTTATTGCTGATGAAGTATTAGGAAGAATTAATGAAGAATTTGCTAATGCATATTATCAGGTATATGATATTACTGGTGGTGGAACTACCTTTAAAGTAGTCTTAGGTCAAACTGCAATAGATCATACTTATGTTTCTGGTGGTACAGTTAAGTTTGAAAATACAACTGTAAACATCACTAATTTTGTTTATGATAATACTGTCACAGGTTCTGCAACTATCACAGTAGATGCTGCACTTACAACTCTAGTAGAAGATGATACTATAAAGCTAGCAGATATTTTATTATCATGTGCAGCAGGTCAAAAGACTTATCCTTCTTATAGTGCTAGACCTAGCAGTAATGACAGTACAAATAGTGATGGTGACGAGCAATGTAAGCAAGATATTATCCATTTTGTTAATGCTATTGTTAGAGATTTAGAATTTGGTACCAACCACAATACTATTGAAGGTGCTAGTAAAGTCATTGTTGGTGGTGACATTGCATATATTAAAAATGAGATAGTTCAAAACTTCCGTGCTATTGAATATGCACGAGAGCTTTGCATCTATGCAATGAGAAATTGGAAAACTGGTGATGGTACTACAACAGAACCAACTTATGCTCCAAAATATTCATCAATAACAAGATATTTTGATAGTACAATTATCAACACAACTGCAGGAAATCCTGTTTGTGCTGATGTTAAATCTGCAATTGATACTTTATCATATCTTTGGGTTGATATTATTACAAAGAACCAAAGTGCAACATTTCTAGATGCTGCATACTTAATTGAAAGGAATAAGTATTTAATTGCTGATCAAGCTTTACGTGATACATTAGGTCAGTTCCCATTATTTGCACTTAACAATACAGACGAAAGAAAATGTAAGAGAGATCTTCGTATTACTCTAAGCAATCTAGCAAAAGATTTGGTATTAGGTGGTAACGAAAATATTGTTATAGCTGCTGAAGAATATTTCACACAAACTGCTTTAACTGGTATTCCTGAGGCACAGAAAGCAGAAACAATTTATGCATATCAGAGAGCTAAAACATATGCTATCGCAGCAATGCGTAACTGGACAGATGGAACATATGTCGATCTAACTCCAACTAACGCAACATACAATCCTTCTACTGGTGCATTAGAGGTACTTTTCCCTGATCCTCTTATTGCTCCTAGTGTAGGAGATAGAATTGCATTCAAAGAAGATGCTTTAAATTGGGAGTGTACTTATAACAGTGTAACTGGTCAGCATCCTGGTCCTTCAAGAACTGATCCTACTTATGGAAAGAGTTTTGAAATTACACAAGTTGCATCTGCAGGTGGTACAACTACAGTTTCTACTAACGTTGGTAATGCAGGTGCTGCTTCTGGTTCATCTCATACATTTATTAGTGCAGTAGCAGATGGAACTATTATTGTATACAATCCTACTGTATTAACTTCTGCTTATCCTAAAGTTGAAGATTGGAATATTCTTCCAGATTCAAATGCAGGAGCTCCTATAGCACAGCATACACCATCAGCAGTAACCTACAACCCTGTTAATGGTGATCTTACAATGACCGTAAGTGGTCATAGTGTTACTACTAGTAACAGTGTTACAGTTGCACCAGAGTCAATGGTGTTTACTTGTGCTATGGATGGAAATGCTACAGAGCATAAGTATCCACAGGCAGGTCAACCAGCATACGGAAATTCTATCGCAGTTGCATCAACAACTGCATCTTCATTTACAATTAATATTGGTGCTACAGGTGCTGATCAACAATGGACTCCATCAGATGCTACATATGATCCAGCTACAGGTGCATTAGTTTTAACAATTGGAAGTGGTCATGGACTTAGTGTTGGAGAAGGTGTTGTACTTGATAACGACAGTCTATCGTTCACATGTACGATGGATGGAAATAGTGCTACTAAAACATATCCAAGAGCAGGTCACGACCCATTTTCAGGAAGATCTATACCTATTGACAGTGTATCAGATACAACTGTTACATTAAACGTTGGTGTTTCTCCTGCAAATAAAAACTTTACCCCAACTAATGCAACTTATAATGCATCAACTGGTGATATGGTTCTTGCCCTTGGGCAGCATGGTCTTGCAGTTGATAAAGGTATTGTAATTGCAGATGGAGCTCTATCATTTACTTGTGATAAAGATAATAACTCTACTCTTCATACATATCCACGTTCATCTGATCCTGCTTCAGGTGAATCTTTAAGTATTACAAACGTTGCTTCTACTCAGCATACAGCTACCAATGCTGTTTATACACCAACTACAGGAAGTTTGGTTATAACAAGTGCTGGACACAATTTCGCTAATGGAGATTATGTAAAGATTGCTGATGATTCTTTGACATTTAATTGTGTTTTAGATAGTGGATCAGCAAACAAAACATATCCTCGTAACAACTATGATAATTTAAGTGGTAGATGGGTAGCAATCAGTAACGTAACCACTGACACATTTGAAATTAACACTGGTCCATCTTCTTACACAGGAGCACATACTTTTGTAAGTGCATCTTCCAATGGTATTCAAAGACAAACTGGAAATGTTACAGTTAACGTAGGTACTTCACCTCTAGTTAATCATCAGGTAACTGGTGCAACTTATGATCCTGCTACTGGAGATTTATTATTAACAATAGGTGCTCATACTTTATCTGTTGGTGAAGGTGTTAAGATTGCAACTGATTCATTAACCTTCACTTGTGCTAAGGATGGTGGTGCTAGTACGCATACTTATCCTAGAAATATAATTGATAATTACACAGCAACTGGTGCTGATTATGATCCAGTAACAGGTGTATTAACACTTGGGGTTCCTGCTCATGGAATAAAGTCTGGAGACTGGATTAAGTTAGACGATGATTCATTAACCTTCACTTGTGCTGCAGATGGTAATGGTACTCAACACACATATCCAAGAGCATCTGACCCAATCAGCGGTAAGTATGTAAAAGTTCAGACAGTACCAACTACAGACTCATTTACTATTCAAGTATTATCTGTTGTTCCTTCAACTAACGTAACTGCTCATACATTCGTTTCTGCTACTGCTAATGGTGTTAAAGCTAAACGTGACAGAGCATTCGATCAGGCAGTACCAATTACTGCTATTGGAACAGGAACAATTACTCTCAATGTTGGTCCATCACCTACTGTTAATCACACAGTAACAAATGCAACTTATAATACTACAAGTGGTGACATGGAACTCACCATTGGTAACCATGCATTACAAGTTGGAGAAAGTATTAAACTTGCTGCAAATTCATTAACCTTTGAATGTCCTGCTGCTGTTGGAACCCATACATTTGTAAGTGGAACTGCTGGAGGAATTACTCCTAATGCTGGAAGTGCTGTTACAGCAGCTACAGGTACAACATATAACCCAACAACGGGTGATATGGTATTGGAGATTGGTTCTCATAGTTTAACTACTGCTAACACTGTTCAGATCGCAAATGGTGCTGTTACATTTACTTGTGATGCTGATAACAATGGATCAAACCATGCTTATCCTCGTGCTACTGACCCTGTTTCTGGTCAGAACATTGCTATTACAGCAGTGGGAGCAACAACAATTACTGTTAACGTTGGTGTAGCATCTTCAAATAGTCAGAGTTCATATCCTCGTGCATCTGGAGCATCTACTGGAAGCGGTGCTGACTATGCATATGATGCTGCTCTACCAATTACTGCTAAGACTGCTACTACAATTACTATCAATGTTAATGGTGGACAGGGTGCTATTAGTGTTAATTCTGCTCATACATTCGTATCTGCCACAACTAACGGTCTACTGAGTGGTGGTGGATATTCTCACACATGGACTGCTGCTGCTGCAAACGCAATAGTATCTGGTGGTGGATATACACATACATTTGTAAGTGCTGTAACTGACGGAGTTCAATTTATTCCACAATCTGCACATACATTTGTATCTGCTACATCTAATGCCCTCAAGCATTTACCAAGATCTGCACACACATTTATTAGATCAGGTACTAATTCTGTATTGATATACAGCACTGGAACACTTAGCCAATGTGCTAACGTTGAATCTTCTATTGATACATCAATGAGTCTCTTTGAGGACATTCTAGATGGAACAATAGCTGCAGGTGCTACAGCTAGAACTAGCAATGCTCTATATGATACTGCACAAATAATTACATATCCAGAGAATACTATCTCTGATGCTAACAACCAGAAAGTTGCAATCCGTGGTGACTTTGATGAATATCCAATCATTGAGGCATCTCCATATACTCAGAACTCTTCTGTTATATCATTCTTAGGTGGTAGTGGTGCTAATGTTGATGGTTCTAAAGTTAAGCAACCCAACTGTCCGTTCCCAGGATTAGAACTTGATGGTTCTGCATCCTTCCCGAACCAAGGTAAGTCGATGGTTGCATCTGCATTCACGATTGTTTCCTTTGGTGGTACTGGATATAAAGTTATTAACGATGGTTATGTACAGTTAGTTTCTGTATTCGTTATCTTCTGTGCTGATGGTGTTTATTGTGAATCTGGTGGTTATGCATCTATTACAAACTCTGCTACTAACTTCGGTACATTTGCATTAAGAGCAAGAGGTTTCAGTGCAAAACCATATGTATTTGATATTGCAACTGTCTCTAACGTATCTTCTACACCTACTGGTAGAACAATACTTACAGTCAGTGGATTAGGAAGAGAACCACTAGAGCATTATGTTGTTAAGATTGATGGTTATACTAATACTAATACTGAAATAGAATACTTTATTGATGTTGTTGCTGGCGTTACAGTTGGTCCTCCTTTCTCTGCACAATTAACTATTGATGATGGTACTGGTGGTGCCATGGATCTTACAGATGTAGCTACTGGTCAAGTAGTATCTACTAGTGTTTTATCTGGTAAGACTATTAACTTACATAGACCATCTATTTGTAACTCCTCATCACATACTTGGGAATTTGCTGGATCTGGTACTAACTATCTTGCTCTACCTGAGAACGGTGGTACTAAGATAGAAGCATACGAACAGGTATCAGAAGACTACGGTCGTGTTTATGTTTCAGGTACTGACGAACTTGGAGACTTCAAGGTTGGTACATTCGCTAGAATTGAGAACAGAACTGGTAACATTACCTTCACTGGTACGGTTACTATCTCTGAAGTTGAATTCTTGAAACTTAAAGGTGGTGATGTTGTTGTTACTGGTTTTGATGCATCAAACACACTTGGTGGTGCTAACTCTAGTGACTCTAAACTACCTACACAGAAAGCAGTTAGAGATTATATCACTAACAACCTTGGACCTTTCATTAACAAACCATACTCTACGAACGCTGTTCCTAGAGCATTGGTTGAATTAACAGACTCAGGTAAGATATCTGTTGATCAGATTCCAGCATTAAGACCATTTAGTGTATTCACTGTTGCAAATCAAGCAGAAAGAACTTCTCTAGAAGGAGCACTTGCTGGTGACATCGCAATCCAACAGGATACATCAACATCATTTATTTTAAACAATGATACTGATAGTTTGTTCCTTGGATTTAATCCAGATGCTGCCCTTGCATTTACTATTGGAGAAATCTTTACTGGTAGCTTAACTACTGGACGTATTCAATCAACAGAATATAGAAAGGGTGTTGCATATCAAATTAATGTTAGTAACGGTGGTTCTGGTTATACAGTTGCTCCTACTGTTTCATTTGCTGGTGGTAACCCAGAAGCAGGAGCAGTAGCGGCATCTGCAACTTGTACGATTGCAAATGGTCAAGTTGTTACTGTAACTATTAATGAATTTGGTGGATATAAAGGTGGTAAAGGATATACCACAGCTCCTACTGTAACATTTGCTGCTCCTGCTGGTGCTGGTACACAAGCACAAGGTACTGTTCTAATTGAAAGCAGATTATATGGTGATATTGTTAACAATATTAAGATTGAAGATACTGATACATTTGATGATAGTACAACACCTACTGCTGCAACAGTTAATATTACTAGAGTTGTAAATACATCTTCCTTTGATGCTAACAACTGGGTATCTCTATCATCTAACCAGATTGCTGCTTCTGATATCACATCTGGTGTTATTGAGACAGACAGACTTGCACTTGGTGGAGCTGCAAACTCCTTTACATTCTTAAGAGGTGATTCCAACTTTGCATTAGCAATGCAATCCATTAAGGGTGCAGAAAGCAGATACTTTGCAAGATTAGCATCTCAATGTACTACAGGATCATCTCAGATGATCTTCACTACAAACTCTGATGTTCTTATAGGTCATGAAGTTAAGAATACTGTAAATGGTATTCAATCTAATACAAACATTACTGGAGTTGTTACTGCTGCAGGTCTAACTACGATCTCACTAAACAATCCAGTTAACCAGACGATTCCTCTAGGAACAATTATTGAGTTTGAACGTGGTGCATCACCTCTAACATTTGAATCAACATTTACTCAGGGTAACTTTGTTGATGATGTAATTGTTACAAACGCTGGTACTGGATATACCAATGGTCAATACTATGATGTATCATTAACAGGTGGTACTGGTACTGGACTCAAGGTTAATCTAGTTGTTGCCAACAACGTTGTTACAGATATAACAGTTACTGATGGTGGTACTGGTTACAGTTCAGACTTTACGGTTACAACTGCCCCTGGTGCTATTGGTGGTGGATCATCTCTTGTTCTAGAAGCAAAAGTTTCTACTGTTAATAGACAGTATGCAAACGTAGCTATTGACGTTCAAAGAGTTACAGATCTTACAATTTCTGCTGACCTCTACGGTACAATTGGTGTTTCGAGATACAAGAAGGCACAGTTTAACATTGGTACATCAGGTAACGGTTCTGTTGAACTTAAGACTGGTGCAGATAGTGGACTTGACGCTGACTTATTAGACGGTGTACAAGGTTCATTCTATCTAAACTCTAGTAATCAGAGTGCTGGTACTCTATCTTCTGATAGACTATCTGGAACTTACAACATTGCAATATCTGGTACAGCAGGTAACACTATTCGTGTTCTTACAGGTACTAACAACCCATCATCTTCTCCTGCCCCTAACAACTTCAGTTCTGGTATTGTTTCCAACACAATCTTTAACAGTGCTAATGGACTAAGTGATGGTGGTACCAGAAATATGACGGTAACCTTCAGAGCTGGTGGTACTGGTTTCGATGCTGGATTTGGTGGTGTAAGACAACTTGCATTCACTGATAATGACAACATGTGGATCCGAGGTTCTGGAACTGGTGTTGGTTCTTTCGGTACATGGGCAAAGGTCTGGACAGCATTAAACGATGGTCTAGATTCAGGTCTTGATGCTGACAAACTTGATAACAAAGAAGGTACTTGGTATCAGAATGCTTTAAACATTAACGCTGGAACTCTATCTGATAACAGACTTCCAAGATTCGTTAGTGCAACTAACTTTAGAGATAACGTAACTGTTAAAGGATTCCTTGGTGATCCTAAGTTCAGGATCTACTTCTCTGGAGTTATACTTGATACATCTGCTACTGGTGTATTTGCTCCAGGTAATCCAATTAACCTATACAACGCTAACGCACAAGCAGTTGGTAGCTTTACTATTGATAGTGTCACAACAAATGATGACACTGCAGACAACTTTAATGATTACACAATTCTAATTGGTAGATTAACTTCTGGTAACTTTGTTGGTGCTCTTACTGCTGGTAGTGCATCTAACAGACAACCATTTGATGACTTCACTCTAGAAGATGGTAACACAGTAGATGTTGGTAAGATTATTAACAACGCTGGATCTGGTGAACTAAAACTTGGAAGAATTGATGGTCAAACATCTACTCCTGCAATACTCTTTAGATCTTCTCAGTTAGTTACTAATGGAGATGCTCACTATACTGCTAAATTTGAAGCTTCTGGTGGTAATGCTACAGATGGTTCAGGAATCCTAGCATTAACAGTTCTGAATGCTGATGCATTTACTATCAATGGTCAGAAAGCATGGAACGAAGGTAACATCGAGTTTAGCAGTGCTAATATTGCTAGTAATGCAGTACAACGTGATTCTTCTGGTAATTTCTCTGCTACAACAATCACTGCAAATTTAACTGGTGCTTCATCACTAAACGTTCTTAAGACTGGAGACACCATGACTGGTGCTCTTGTTCTAACTGGTGCAGGTTCTAACCTCACAGTTAGTGGTACAGCAACAGTTAATAATGTAACAACAATCAACGCTGACCTTAATGTTGATAGCAATACATTGTTCGTTGATTCTTCTGAGAATAAGATTGGTATTGGTGAGACTGTATTCACTAATAATGCTGGTCAGTCATATGTTAAGTTGAGAATGAGAACTTCCAACTTTGATACTTATGATGATGATCATAAAATTGATTTTGGTCAGTTCAATGGTAACTGGATAGATGGTTCTGGTGGTAATGACACCCAGTTTGGTATGTCATTTAACTTTGGTACTGAGGTAAGAGGTGGTCTACTTTATGACCACAGAGGCAGTGAGAGATTGGCACTCTGGTCTTCTTATGGACGATTATCGTTCATGGTTGATCCTGGTAAGAGTGGTAATGAGGTTCCAAACACTGTTGGTGTTGAGGCAATGACCATTGATCCATCTGGTACAGTGGGTATTAATACAACGCAACCAACCACTAGCTACAAGTTAGATGTTAATGGACAAACCAGATTAAGAGACTTCGTTACATTAGATCAAGCAAATGATAACTCTGGTGCTGGTATCCAGTTCTTAGGTTCTTCATCAGAAAGAAACTTTAGAATTGGTAACCAATGGGGTCATAATAATGCGTTTGAGATAACACCATCTACAGCTGCTGGTAATTCTACATGGGATGGAACACCCGCAATTTATGTAAGAGGTGACCATCGAGTTGGTATCTATACATCATCAATATCTGGAACTGACCCAACTAATAATCAGGTAAGAACATACAGGTTGAATGTCAATGGAGATATGAACATTGATGGTCAGTTCTTCCAGAACAACGAAGAGTTTGTAACATCTAGATGGACAGAAGCTTCTAACGGCAATGACATCTTTAGATTATCCAAAGTTGGTATTAACAAACAAGATCCTACATATTTCTTAGATATTAGTGGATCTACAAATATAGAAGGTCAAACTTTTAGTAACGGAGCAAATGAAAGTGTTCTTTATGCTAACGGTGAAAGACAGTGGCTTGACTCCTATGGTATATTCAAAACTAACGCTCAAGTTGTTGGTGAGAACATTACTGTTCCAAACGGAGTAAACTGTGGTAGTTTCGGTCCTATCACTATAAATAATAATATTGTAATTACAGTTGCTGATGGTGGTAGCTGGAACATTGTATAAATACTACGGACGGAGATCCTAATTATCCATGGCTTCAGAATTAAGAGTAGATCAACTAAAAAATAGTGGCTCAGCTGCTACCAATGTTACATTGAATTCGGATGGTTCGTGTACCTTCGGTGGAGATATTGATGTTGGCAACAACAGCTTGCTTGTAAATGGAGCTGCATTTTCAACATTACCTGACCAATTTCCAGAAGGAAATGAGAATAGCACTGTTGGTGCTAATCTAAAATCTGATGGTACTAACGCATATTGGGATAATGTTGTTGGATTTGCTGAAGGTTTTAATATTACAAGAGGATATCCAGCAGCAGGATATAAAAGTTCTTCTGCATGGAGAAACATCAACCGTACAACATGTGCTACATTTAGTAATGTTAATATCGGTGATAGAATGGACCAGTCTGATGCATACACTGCAGGTGCTCAAAATGCAAACATGAGAGCATACGTTTTCTGTACAGCAAACGGTTGGAATGCCACTGGTAACTATGTTTCTACGTTTAGTATGGTTACTGAGTCCAACGCTGGTGCTGGACAATCAATGTCTACTTCTAGAAACAGAACTTCTGTTATGAAGAGAGACTTTAAGTATGCATATGTTTGTGGAAACAATAACAATAATCCAGACAGATATGACTTAACCAATGACAGTGTAACAACTGTTAGTGGTAGTTCAAATACTGGTAATGATAACCCTGCATGTGGTTATGGAGAAACTAAAGGATGGTGGAAGCAAGGTGGTACTGGACACGAATTTGCATGGGCAACTCAAGCATGGTCTGGTTGGAACTCTCCTCCTGGAACTGATGGAACTAACAAAACTTGGAGCTCTCGTTTAGGTTATGGTTATTGGAATACTGGAGGTGGTTATTCAACTAACTCTAACATGTCCAGAAGAGATGATACTACTGGTTCTGAATTAAATCAAACTGGTAAACCAGGAGCTACTGGTGAAGAAACATTCTTCGGTGGTATGACTCATGGATTCATGGTTGGTATGTATAACGGTAGTCAGAATAATACTGGAGGACAAATGGATTTCTCTACCCATTCATTTGGATGGAACGGCAGTCTTAATTCACAGGGAACACCTGGAAGAGCATCAGGTGCTGCTATTGAATATGGTACACTAGGTTCAGGATACACAGGAGTTTAAACATGACTAAAAGATATTTCATTGGTAAGCTACCAAACACAGACAAATTAGCTTCATATCAACCAATTACTTCTATTCTTGATTGGTATATCTTCACATTAGATTCTACTGATGTACCTGGCATCGAGTCTCTATGTGAAAGAACAGTTGAGATGGATAAAGAAATGGGGTTCTTTGGAGTCAGAAGTTTAGGTGACATTCGTTCTACCATTAAAGTTCCTTCTGATGATTTAAAAACTGAAGCAGATTTTGATAATCTAACTTATGAGGATATGGCACCTGAAGGTGCAAAAACAGCAATTCCAGTCACACAAAAAAGATATAATACTATTCTAAGAACTATGAAGTTCATAGCAAAGTTGATTATCGAACAAACTTTTGAACAAAGATTCTTATCTTTAGATGACGGTGTTACTGCACTAGAGAAAAAGACTTGGGAATATCAAAACGATGATGTGGATAATAATAACGATTATATTATTAGAGAGCTAGCAACTGCTAAAGGTTCTAATGTACAGTCTCTAAAAACACAGATTACAGAAAAGAGAACTGCTTACGATAGAAACGTAAAAGCACTTTACATTAAGTGTGCAGAAGTAAAGAAAGAATTCTCAGATTGCGATACTATTAGGAAGATAAATAGATTATATGAGAAGTATCTCGGTCTTCCAATGCCAGAAAATCAGGCAGTAGAAGAAAATAAATTTACTCAAGATGCAAATGGCATTTACATCAGAGAAGAGGTAGTTCCAGGCGTCAAATTCTAATCATTATTTTTTGGATTTATTATGAGCGTATCAATTACAGATCAAGAAATCAAGGATATTGCCACAAGGGTATCTCTTGGTATGTCGAAGAATCAAATTTTAGACTATGTGATTAAATCACATGTTACTGCAGATAGACAGCTAAAACAAGTTTTACTAGAGATAGAGAATAGATCACATCAATACGAAAGAATGCTCCTTGATGAAAAGAAAGGAGGTATTCGTTTGCGTAGAGATCAAGAGACAGTAAAGAAACTTAAAGCAGATCCTAATGCGGATCCATATGAACTTGAATTTGCTGAAGCTGAAGTTGAGTTTGCTGAACTTGATAAAGAAATGTGGAATAGAAGAAAAGGTCAAGCACAATATGAGCTACAAGTTTTTCTAGATTATATTCTAGAAAGAAATTTAACAAAAGAAGATTTATTAAAAGCAGTTGAATGGAATGCTGAAGATGAAAGAAAGTATTGGATTGCAAGACTAGGTAAACAAGCTGCTCTAGAAATTATTGCAAATGGTAGAGTTGGTACTGGTAATATGGACTCTATTGCTATGATGTCACAAGAAGACCAAGTTGGTATTCTTGATGTTGCATCTCAGTATTCTTGTTTGATGAAAATTTCCATGGATAAGATTCAAGGAAAAACAGAAAAGTATTTCCAAGCTTATGCTGAATCTCCTGAAATTAATGTTCCTACATTCCATGGTGTAGAAGAACATCTTAACATTCCTCTTCTAGATAAAATTCGTAATGACCTCGATGAAAAGCGTCTTCAGTCTACCGATCAATCCAAAGATTGATAAAAAATTTGCTGAGGAAACTTTTATACCATTCCTCATTGAGCATAAACATTTAATTTACGATCTATATTTTACCTGTCGCATCCCTCCTTTTAGTCAGGATGCGATGGGTGATATTTTTGTAGTTGATCCTATTGCAGGAACTACGAGAAATGCATTGTTTATTTCTCAAGAAACTGGTATTCCCTTGTCAGCTACATTTAATAATATATGGATTAGACCAGATCAAGAAAACCTAAATTTATGGATAGAAAATTTTAAACCTTTGTATGATAAAGGTGTTCGTATTGTAACGCTACCTCATACAACATGGGTTTCTTCAGGTCAAATTCAAAAAGAATTTCCTGAATTGTTTATTAAAAATACAATTCTTAGAGAAGTTACAAAAGCAAATGAAATTGTTGCTTCTGCTAGAGCAGGATTTCATTACATAAATCTTGATAGAGATTTGATGAGAGATAGAGATGCTCTTAATAGAGTTATTGAAGCAAAAGAATATTGTGCTTCTATTGGCAAACCAGTAAAACTATCGTTACTAGCTAATGAAAATTGTTGGGGTGGATGTCCTATCATGCCAGAACACTATCAGTTTAATTGTACTAGAACTGATGGTCCTCAATATTTTAATGATGAGATTAGTAGAGTATCTTGTTCTACTTGGGATGCAACTGAATCTTCTACATCTCTTAAAGCAGCAAACATTCCTCCATGGAAAGAAGACTGGGAAGAGTTTGTTGATTTAGGTATAGATGTATTCAAGATGCATGGTAGAGAAAGTTCTTTAAGATTGATGGAGTCTATGGACATCATCAAAAGATGGAATGCTGATGAAGAAATTCTTTTCCCAAATATGAATGCATACATGGAAGATCTTAATATGAAAGATCGACCAATTGATGTCTGGAGAGATAAAATCAAAAACTGTAAATTTGATTGTTGGGAATGTAATTATTGTGATACAGTTGTTGAAGCACACTTGAAAAAACAAGAAAGAGTATGTCATCCATTCGTAACCAGATGCTTAGACTCTATTGATAAAGCTGTCGAAGAAGATTCAAAATTTGATCATAATATTCAAGGTCTTACTTCTGATAAGGTAAGACACTTCCTTAATAATCTTTGTTCTTATGAAGATACTAAGTATCTAGAGGTTGGGGTATATAATGGCAGCACATTCTGTGCAGCAATTCAAGGTAATGATATTACTGCATATGCAGCAGATCATTGGCGTGATGTAGATATCAAACCAATTAGAGATGACATTCCATGGGAAGATCAAGAGGGATCTATAGAAACATTCATTGAGAATGTAAAATCTATATGGACAGACAATAGTAATATTGCAATTCTTAATGGGGATATTCGTGAAGCTACAGAAGAGAATCTAGATCAAAAAGTAAATACTATTTTCTATGATGCAGATCACGAATTAAATTCACAGAAGAGTTGCCTGAATCATATTCTTCCATATACAGAAAATGAATTTATCTTAGTTGTTGATGATGCAAACCTTGATGGTGTATTAGCATCAACAAAAGATTTTATTTTTGAGAATAATATCACAGTTTTATATGAAAGAAGTATTCTTACTGGTGAAATTGAAGATGTTAATTCTTGGTGGAACGGCGTAAATATTTTTGTACTTAAAAAGAATGAATCTAACTGACATTTTTCCTAAAGCTATTGGTAGAGAAGCTTACCCAGATTGTAATGACTTGAAGAAACAAGTTGTTGAGATGATGGAAGGTGAAGATATGATCACCAATAGAATGAATGATAAGCTATATCACTATGACAATACATCTGGTAGATCATTTCTACACAGAGAAGAAATGTTAAAATTCAGGCAATGGTTAGAAGATCAATGCACTTCTTTTGTTGCTGATGATTTGGGATATGAGGTTCCAGAGAAAATGGTTATTACTGATAGTTGGTTGAATTTATGTGATGCTGGTGGAAATCAGTATCCACATTTTCATACTAATGCATATATCTCTGGAACATATTATGTTTCTCATGAAGAAGGACATGCACCATTATTTTTTAGACATCCAAGTGGTTCTACTCATTCATCGGTACCATCAATTTCATTGAAGACAAATATGAAAAAATTGGGTAAGTATAATTCTGATGTTATCATGTATCCTAATGAAGGAGAATTGATGCTATGGCCATCCAACCTCACTCATGGGTATTCTGAAAATAGAAAAGATGGTAGAATTTCCATCTCTATGAATTTCATGCCATCGTTAATTATTGATGACAAGTATTCATATAGGGTTTCTCCAACCTAATAAATACAGTATACACTATCATATTTGATCATGACCATGGATCCTGAACAACTCAAAAAGAATTTTGAAGAGCAAATTGCTACTACAGAAAAGCAGATTCGTGACCTAGAAGAGAATCTAGCTAAAGCAAAAGAATATAAAGTTAAGCTGTCAGGTGGTTTAGAAACTATTGGATTACTTACTGGAGAAGGAGAAGCACCAGCAGAAGCACCTTCAGCACCACCTACAGAGGCACCAGCAGAATAATCCCTAAATATAAAAGAAGGGATTATTGTGTGAAATGGCAACTCCAAGTTCAAAAGCAGAATTAATTACATATGCTAAGAGGCAATTGGGTGAACCTGTATTACAGGTTAACGTAGATGATGAGCAAGTAAACAATGTAATTGACGACACGTTTCAGTTCTTTCAGGAGAATTGTTACAATGGCATGGAGCGTTGTTATCTTGTCCATGAGATAACTGCTGATGATAAAACTCGTCTTGCAGCAACTGTAACTACTTCTAAGGTTGAAGGTGCAGTAACTACTAATTGGAAGGAAGCAACAAATTATATACCTATACCACCTCATGTAATTGGTATCAATAAAGTTTTTGGAATGGTGGGTAACTCCATTCGTTCTAACTTATTTGGTATTGAATATAGAATGTTCTTAAATGATTTGTATGCTTTTGGATCCCTTGATATCTTAAACTACTATATGACCAAGCAATATCTAGAGACTCTAGATATGGTTTTAAACAATGGTTCATTCCAGCAGTTTAGATATACTCAGCGTCGTGATCGTTTGTATCTTGA